CCCGATATCCAGGGGGTATATGTCTGGTGGCTGGGGGACGATACCTCCCGGGTGTGGCGGGTTGCCTCCAAGTACAGCCTGACCGTCGAGGAGAGCCAGTTACTCTACGGGGTGAAGCCCAGGGGCAAGCAGGCGACTGTGGTTGAGCTGTGGAGCGACGGCGAATTTGAGCTTTACCTGGATGACGCCCTCATCGAGAGCAAGCCCAATCCCTACGGCTTTATCCCTTTTATTATTTACCCCAACCTGAGGGAGCCGAAGCAGTTCTGGGGTATATCTGATTTATCGGCGATTATGGAGTCCCAGCAGGAGCTTAACCGGGCGATGTCGCAGCTATCGAGAATTTTAGAGCTATCGGGCAACCCCATTGCCGTGCTGGAGAATGTGGAGGAGGCCGAGGATATCGCGGTAAGGCCGGGGGCGGTCTGGAATATACCCGAGGACGCCAAGGCTTACCTGCTCGACTTATTGCAGGGGGGTGGGGTGGAGTTGCACATAAACTATATCAACCTGCTCTATAGAATCCTGCACGATATTTCCGAGTCTCCCCGGGCCGCCTTCGGCGGCACCGAGCGCGACCTGTCCGGGGTAGCCCTGGAGATTGAGCTTAACCCGCTGCTGCACAAGGTGAGGCGGAAGCGGATTATCCGCACCGCCGCCTATAACCGGCGCAACCGGATGATTCTAAAGCTGCTGGAGAAGTACCAGGGAATGGATTTTGGGGAGAACCGGCTGCGGGTAATCTGGAGCCCGATACTGCCCCAGGATATAGCCCGCCTGGTTGCCAACGAGCAGACCCTTGTCCAGAGCGGTATTCACTCGCGGCGGGGAGCCATGGAGGAGGTGGGCATCAAGGACCCGGAGGGTGAGTTCAAGCGGTGGCTGGAGGAGAGGGAGACTATTTTAAGGATGAATAAAACGAATAACGCCAGGTCTACCAAGGGCGGAGAGGGAGAGAGAGCTTTAGCCGGGGAGACAGGCGCTAGCGAATCTCCACCATAAGGAGGAAAAATGGCAAAAGATAACAGTTTACCCCAAAAAACAGGATTTTCGGGGGCCCCAGAGAACAATCAAAACCAGGAGCAAGAGCCCGACGGGGGGGGAGTTGGAAGCGCGGCTGGCTGAAAGCGAGGCGGCGCTGGCGGAGAAGAGTTCCCGCATCTCCGGGCTGGAGCAGGCTCTGGCCGAGAGGGACGACCAGATTAATACCTTAAAGCAGTCGCTGGCCGAGCTGGAGACGCAGTTGACCGGGTTGAAGGACGGCCAGTCTCAGGCGATAGCCAACTACCGGGCGCTGGTGGTCAGGTCTAACCCCGAGTTGCCCGAGGAGCTGATAGCCGGCGACAGCGTTGAGGAGATTGATAAGTCCCTGGCTGGTGCTCAGGCTCTTATCGATAAGGTGAGGCAGCGGCTGGAGACCGAAATAGCCGGGGCCAAAATACCGGCGGGGACACCCTTGAGGACGCCGGCGGACTTATCCGCACTGTCCCCGCAGGAGAAGATTCAATACGCAATGGGTGAAAGGAGATAGAAAATGGCTTTAACATTGGATGAGGCAGCCAAGCTGTCCAACGATATGCTGCTCCAGGGGGTGGTCGAGACCATCGTCAAGGACTCGCCCGTCCTGCAGCAGATGCCCTTCATCGAGATTGTGGGCAACGTCATGACCTACAACCAGGAAAAGACCCTGCCCACCATCGATTTCTACGATGTCGGCGACTCCTGGTCCGAATCCACGCCGACCTTCGAGCAGAAAACGGCCACCCTGAAGATTATGGGCGGCGACGCCGATGTCGACAACTTCCTCAAGGCGACCCGCAGCAACATACAGGACTTAGAGGCGGCCGTGGTCGAGCTGAAGGCCAAGGCGCTCCGCGACAAGTTTGAGGAGACCTTTATCTACGGCGACTCCTCGGTCAACGCCAAGCAGTTCGACGGACTGATAAAGCTGATTGACACCGCTACCGCCGGCGACCAGCTCATCGCTATGAGCGATACCGGTGCCACCCTGACCCTGGCCAAGCTGGACGAGCTTATCGACGCCGTCAAGGGCGGCAAGCCCGATGTGCTGCTGATGAGCCGCCGCTCCCGGCGCAAGATTAACGCCCTGGTAAGAGCCGCCGGCGGCATGATTGAGACCGACAGAGACCGCTGGGGCAATTTCGTCCAGCTCTGGGACGGTATCCCCATCGGCGTCAACGACTGGATACTGGATACCCATGTCTTAAGCGGCGGAGTGGAGACGGCCACCACCGGCGGCACCTGCTCCACCATATACGCCTTCCAGATGGGGGAGGGGGCGTTGTGCGGCCTGACCGGCCCCGGCCACCTCACCGTGGAGCCAATCGGCTCGCTGGAGACCAAGGATGCATCGCGGACCCGCATTAAGTGGTACTGCTCGCTGGCGCTGTTCAGCTCCATCAAGTCAGCCGCTTTAATCGGGGTCAAGGACTAAACTAAAGCTAATTTCGGGGGGGCCTCATGCCGGCTCCCCCACGGGAGGAGAAAATGAAAAATAAAGATACAGCCCGATGGCTCTGCCGCTGCCGGCTCAGCAAATACCGCCAGGATATCACGCCCTACCGGGGGGAGGAGGCGGCCTTCCATGAGCGCTTCCGGCCCTACGAGGTGATAGAGGGTGAGGGTAACTGCCTGCTTAACACCGGCATCGACGAGATGTGGGACCTGATTTGTGGCGGTTCGGCCAATCACTTCGATAATACCTATGCCCAGGTGGGCGTGGGCGATTCCACCACCGCCGCCAACGCCACCCAGACCGACCTCCAGGCGGCCACCAACAAGACCTACAAGGGTATGGAGAGTGGCTATCCCACCTCTACCGACCAGAAGGCGACCTTTAAGGCCAGCTTCGGCGACAGTGAAGCCAACTACGCCTGGAACGAGTGGGTGGTCAAGCAATCGTCCAGCGCCAAGTGCCTCAACCGCAAGGTTGAATCCCTGGGCACCAAGTCCAGCGGCACCTGGACGCTGGAAGTAAGCATAACTTTGAGCTGATAGCCGCCGGCAGGCGATTGGGGATAGTGCGACCGGGTATTGGAGGGATAGAAATGCCACCAGTAGTAACAGCAACATTCAACAGCTCTGGCACGCATACTAAAAACGGCTGGCTCAAGGTGAGGTTTGACTTGTGCTACGGTCAGGGGGGTAAGACGTACCCTCTCCACTATGTTGACCACTTTGACCGGGAGCCGACAGAGGAAGAACTGGCCGATGAAGCTCGGCTGGCCCTGATTCCAACTCACAAAGAACTTAACCCCACTATCTGCCACTTTATCACCATTGACCCTGAGACTACCAGAGATGAGTTGGAGGCTAAGGTCAGGGAGATTTTTGATGCCGATACCTTGAGCCAGCTTGATAACCTGCTTTCCGACGTGGAATGGCTGGATGCTACTAGATGGCGGGTTAAAGAAGTCAGCTTGAGGCAAGTTGTCCAGCTAATGAATGCCAGTGCCAAACGGGGAAGCGGCGGGATAGTCCCGTACTCCACCGACATCCAACAGCTTATTGAGGAAGTCAACGCCCGTTTGGCCGGTTTGGAGGTTGAAGTTGGCGATTGATGTTGGGGCAGAGGCAATAAATAGGTCAAATTATACTACCAGTGGCTTCACACGCTTGGCTTTGGATAACCTTGCTAATGCCGATGGGTCACTTGACACAATAGAAATCTGGGCGAGTTCAAATATGTCGGGGACTAAAGTAGGAACGCTCTATTTAGTTTCTGGCACAACATACGAATGCCGTGATAGTGAAACTATAGGTGACGTAACCGCAGGTTCAAAACAATCTTTTACAGGGCTTGACTGTGATGTAGTTACCAACGATGTTGTTGCTGCTTACTGGTCTGGTGGCTATATGGAACGGGACTCCAGTGGTTATGCTGGTGTCCGTTATGTATCTGGAGACCAGTTAACAATTGATAACCAAGCCGACTATTCTGCTCTTATGGCCGATGATGCTATGTCTCTCTACGGGACGGGGACAGCCGGGGGAGGGGCTACCGAGAAGACTGGCTCTGATACTGGAGCCGGTGCCGATGCTAAAGCATCGGGGAGTCCTTTAGCGGCTATCAACGGCAGCGAGACCGGCAGCGGTGCTGATTCGCTGCCGTCCCGGGATATTACCCTGCCCGAAAGCGGCTCCGGCGTTGATGCCCTGGTTTCCCTGCAGACGCCGGCGGCCAAGACCGCCTCTGATACCGGTTATGGGGTGGAGGGCACACCGCTGTCCGGCGCTACTCTGGCTGCTGTTGATACCGGCGCTGGTGTTGACGCCTTGGTTTCGCTGCAAATGCCAGCGGCCAAAACCTCTTCCGACGCCGGTTCCGGTGTGGAGGCTGTGCCAGTCTATAGTGCTGTCCTGGTCGGCAGTGAGAGTGGCTCCGGCGTTGAGGCCTTTATCGCCCGGCTGCTGGCTGCCGCCGAGGCCGGCTGCGGCGCCGAGGCCAGTGAAATCGGGGGTGGGGGTCTGCTCAAACACCTCTTTGCCAGCGAGCTGGGGGAAGGCGCCGACGGACTGACCGCCAAGATTGAAATACCGACCAAGGGGGGAGGCATGAGACTATGGACTTGAGCACGATGAGAACTATTATCCGGCGCGATTTAAAGGACGAAGACGCGCAGAACTACCGCTGGAGCGACGACGAGCTGGACCGGCACATCACCCGCGCCGTAAAGGAGTTTTCCGATGCGGTGCCCTTCCCGGCCAAGGCTACCCTGCTCACCACCGCTGACTCCAGGGTTATCGACATCTCCCCGCTGACCGACCGGGTTATGGTGGAGGCGGTGGAGTATCCCCTGGGCATCTTCCCGCCCTCCTACCAGAAATTCGCCCTGTGGGGGCACGCCCTGACCCTGTTCGGGGAGGAAACCCCCGATGGCTCCGACTGCAACGTCTATTACGGCGTGCTACACACCCTTGATACCGAGGGGTCAACCATCTCCAGCAGGCACGAGGACCTGGTTGCCACCGGCGCCGAGGGTTATGCCGCCGTGGAGTGGGCGAGCTATGCCATCAACCGGGTGAACCTGGGCGGCACCGCCACTCCTAAAGAGTTCCTCGGCTGGGGTAACCAGCGGTTGAAGCAGTTCCGCAGCGAGCTGAAGCGGCTGGGGAGAAGGAACCAGGTCAGAATCCGCCAGCTCTACCGCCAGTAAAGGAGACCAAGATGAAAGTGAGAGAGGCCTTGGCTAAGACCAAGGACGATTTGCCCGGGGAGGCGTTTGCCATCGTTGGCGACGCCGCCGACCCTGAAACCTGGAAGCTGCCCCACCACAAGAAAAGCATCCTGCGGGCTTTGAAGGGGAGGCTGGACATAGAGAAGACGGTTGACTGGGAATTAATGCCGGCGGCGGTGGCGGCGCTTTCCCCCAGGGGCTACCGGGGGCGGCGGGTTGAGGCCACTCCGGAGCAGATACTCCAGGCCGCCAAGCACCTGGTCGGCCACTACCTTAAAGCCGATAAAGCGCTGCCGGATACCCTGGCGGCGCTGGGATAAGGGAGTAAAGATGATAGAAAAACTCTACCAGTGGCTGTGGAGCCGTATGGGGGGCAGGCCCTGGACCTATATCATGCGGGATAATCAGAAGAAACACCCCCTGCTGTGGCTCCTGGGGTTCGGCGCTCTGGGCATCGTGCTGGGGCATATTTTCTGGTAAAGGAGGCCCTGATGAGACAGCTAAGCTCGACACTGCTCGCTGCCCAGAAAGAGGCTTCCCGTGTTCCCTGTGTTAAGGTGGAGGCCAGTAATAAGCACGCCGGGGTGGTCAACCTGCGCTGGGAGAGACTTTATAACGGCTCTGAGGACGATTACTACCACGCCGTGACCATGCCCGGCGACGGCTCCCTGATCAGGGTCAGGGTAACGCCGCCCTCCGATGCCCGCAAACTCTACCGCCAGCGGGTGGCCAGTCCCACCCCCCAGTCCGATTTCAGCCAGTGGGTCTATACCAGCCAGTATGACGTGGTTACGGTAGCCTGCTGCGCGCTGGGGGCTGAAGTATCCATCTTCTGGATTAAGGGCGACCGCAAGCTCTACCACCTCAAGAGCACCGACTACGGGGCCAGCTGGGGAAGC